CTTTCGCTGGACCCGGAGGGTTTTGCGTAGATGCTCGGGCGCTTTAGAGAGTGCAAAGTTGGATGTAAACCGACCTTGTAGGTCTGCAGCACCGAGAAGTATCGATGCTGCAGCCTTCCGCCAGAGGGCGGGCGCCTCCTGTTTGCCAGGTAGGCCCCACCCGCCCAGATCGATTGGCCAATGTAGGGGAACTTTAGTTTTCTCCATGCGTCTTACTACGGACCTGTGGGCTGTCTTGCCAAGCTCACAGATGATCTCAGTCTCAATCGCGTTGCACTTTTGTGCTTCTTGAGTGAGGATGGGACCAAGTTTGTAGAAGATGGGCACTTCATCAGCAGTTGCTCCGACAGGCTTTGCTGCCAATATGGCAGACAGAGTCGGTCGGTGGACTACCGTGACGTACGGTTTCGGACCTTCCTTGGCAAAGGTTTTGTCCGCTTCCGTAAGGTTGTCAACCGGGGTACCTTTCAGGCTTAACCACCTGTTATAGGCATTTGCCGGCGGCTTCCTCACTAGGAACAATTTCTCAACAAACACCAGGCCGTTCAGCAAGCTCGTGCACCCCTCGGGAGTACGCGCGCTTGAGAACGTCTTGTGTTCGTTAAGTTTGAGTCCTAGGCCGTCAATGGTTTCAAAGTAGACATTTTCGTGTCTTCTTGTCCACGCTGCTGCGAAGTCGTCTCCGCATGAGACATACGGTTCCCTGTAACTACTCCGGTACTTAGGGTACTCCGATCGAACTCGTTTGATCGCCTGAGCACCGGCAAAGTGGTTGAGGATTGACAAGATGGGCCACGTGAGTGGTAAGCCCATGAGGATCCCCCGTTTGGAAACAAACGCGAGTTCCTTATTCTCCTTTCCTCCATCCCATGACATGGGCCCTAATAGGCTCCTGCCAATGGAATGGTAGAGAGGTGGAATCGAGTCACCTAGTGCTTCTACGATTCCATCCCACACGGTTAAGGCGATATCGTGTGGAATGTAGTCGGAAGCGGCACTTAGGTCTGCGCTGGTGAGGACGAAATCCTCCTCATGCACATATTCCTCTGCCCCCTTTCGCACTCCATAGGGAACGTTACTTTCCCCCAGGAGTGAGTAGTTGTGGACTCGAGATTTCTTTAGAAGGCGCAATAGCAATCCATTGATCCTCTGACCAAGGACCACCGACATAGCCGGTGACATGGATGCTATCCTGATTTTCTGCCCCCTTTCGGGTATGAGAACAGGACGCATAGGAAGGGGCTGGTTGGTTATTGCCCACTCCTTGTATTCCTGTTCTGCTAGCTCACGTGCAATGAGCGGCAGAATTCCAGCGCGCACACTTGTCGGTGCGGATGTTGGCACAAGACGTTCGTCTGTGTCATCTATGGGTCGGTTGCGATAGAACTCCGTAGCTAGTGTCGGTAGGGTGAGGC